GTACTCACTAAGAGTGCTAAGAGTACTAAGAAAAATACTATATAGTGAAAAATGATACTTGCAAAATGCAAGTGACTATACACACCCTGGCTGTAAAATCTTACAAGGTTCCGCCGGTGTGTTGCACCGTGGCAAACGATCCTTGACCCGTGATACGGTTTTGATATAATCGCGATTATGTATACAAAAAACTTGAAACCGTAATGGGTAACTCGAACTTACGCGGCGGAATAGCCCCGGAAAAATCGCTCTCGAAAACTTATCTGGAAGAGCTGTGTCGCGAAAAAACACCCGAGGCGATACGTGTGATACTCAGGATCATGATTGAGGCTGACAGAGATTCTACACGCCTGGATGCCGCAAAATTCATCATCGAACGAGGCTGGGGTAAGGCTTCGCAATCTCTGGAATTGACCGGCGCAAGCGGTGGCCCGCTAGAAATCAAGATCGTGAAAGAAATTGTTGACAATCAATCAACAGATACCACGCGTATTTAAGCCTGCAGAGCGTAAGGCGCGTTATAAAGGGATCTTTGGGGGTAGGGGATGCGTTCACCCGGATACGTTGATAGATACACCTAATGGACGGGTAAAGATATGTGAGCTTAAGGGGGGTGCAGTTTATTCTTACCACGACGGGAAAATTTATACGGCCTTAGCGACCAAGCCAAAATCTTACACTGAAGAGCAACTCTACTTAGTAACTCTTCAGGACGGTAGGCAGATTTCGGTTACCGACCAACACAAGTTCCTTACTAATCGTGGCTGGGTTGAATGTCGGAATCTTTCCGTGTCCGACGGGGTTTTCGTCTCGCACGAGCAAGAGAGGCCTTACCATTTTCAGACCAGTTCGGGATCTTCCCTTTTAGAGTTACTGCCAGATGTTCGGCGTTACTTTGAAAGACTCTCAGATTATCCAGGTCATTATTCCTCGTATCACCGTCAATGTGGTCAACGACTTCAGTCGGCAGTAAATACCGACCGATCTTTTCCTCTACAATCAAGCGATGAACAGCAACGTAGTTACCGTGCTTTGATGCGTACGGGTGACCCGGCGTCCTCGAGTAAAGATAACCTTTTACCTCCTTTACGCCTCCTTTCCATCCTTGCCGTTCTTCTCTCAACGGCGGCGAGAAATTATGCAAATTTGGGAAGTTATATCTACGAAAGAATTTCTGTATTGCTTTTGGCGTTTTACCTGTCTCTTCGGCTATTTCATGCGAATAATACCCGTTCCTTGCCATTTCCAGGATTTTATTGCCTAGTTCAGCGTCTCGGCATTTTGAAAAGTCAGGACAAAAGTTTTCAAACAGAAAGTTTGATGCGATACGGCGTTTTTCACGATAATTCATTTATCTACTCCTTAAGTTGTAACCACGACCGCCCTATTCTAGTAGGAATAAAATCTATTTGCAAGCACGACCGCCTTGTTTACTGGGATCTACACGTACCGTATTTTGAGAATTATTTATCAAACGGGATTGTTAATCATAATTCCGGGAAGTCACATAATCGCGCTGAGGCGCTTATAATCGATTCTCTGGAGTTTCCGGGTTTACGCTCCGTTTGCATCCGGGAGGTTCAGAGAACTTTGAAGCAATCTTCAAAGCTACTCTTGGAAGATAAACTTAAATCATTCAAACTCGGGAATCCACAAGGATTCAAGGTATTCAACGAAGTAATAGAGACACCCGGCGACGGTGTAATAATTTTCCAAGGCATGCAAGATCACACAGCGGAATCGATCAAGTCGTTAGAAGGTTTTCAGCGGGCATGGGTCGAGGAAGCGCAAACGCTCTCAAGCCGTTCGCTCTCGCTGCTCCGTCCGACGATCCGCGCGGACGATTCGGAATTGTGGTTTACGTGGAATCCGAGACACAAGAACGATGCTGTAGACGCCTTTTTCCGGGGCCCGTTGCCACCAACCGACGCGGTGGTGATCAAAGCAAACTGGTCGGATAATCCGTTTTTCCCGAAATCGCTGCAACAAGAGCGGCTAGACTGTCTGTCTGCCGATCCGATGAACTATGACCACATCTGGGAAGGCGGATATGCTACGGTGATTGAGGGTGCGTACTTTGCGAAAGAGTTAACGCAGATCCGGCTTATCGGGCAGATTGGGCACGTCGCCGCTGATCCGCTTCTCACGATTCGGCTTTTCATGGATATCGGTGGAACCGGTGCAAAGGCTGACGCATTCGCGATTTGGGCTGTGCAATTCGTTGGTAAAGAGATCCGCGTGCTGAACTACTACGAAGCGCAAGGACAGCCGATCCAAGCGCACCTGGAATGGATGCGCGAACAAGGCTACACACCCGGAAGAGCGGACGTATGGTTGCCGCACGATGGCGAAACAAACGACAGAATTTTCGACGTAAGTTATCGCTCCGCGTTCGAGCAAGCAGGCTACGACGTTGAGGTAGTCCCGAGACAAGGTAAAGGCGCTGCGATGATGCGTGTCGAAGCGGTGCGTCGTTGGTTGCCGTCGTGCTGGTTCGATGAAGAGAGAACACGTCCCGGAGTGGAGGCACTAGCCTGGTATCACGAAAAGCGAGACGAGGTACGCGGAATCGGCTTAGGCCCAGATCATGACTGGGCATCACATGGAGCGGACGCTTTCGGACTCATGGCCGTAGTCGCTGGCGAATTGCAAGAAAAGGCAAAACCGCGAGCACCGGAAGCGCGGACGTTTACCCGGCAAATATCGTGGATGGCTTGACTTTACCGAAAAATCCGCGTATATAGTGGGAAAACTTTACACGGGCGCGTAAATGGCCGAATACGATAGCGACGAAAACGAAAAACTCGACACCGAAGATTTTATGTCCGAGGCTCGGGAAAAGTTCGTTCAGGCCCGCGATGCGATAAAAGACGCGGCGAAAAACGCTAAGAACGATATCCTTTTCGGTGTGCTCGGCGAGCAATGGGAACAATCCGACGTTGAGGAACGCAAGCGCAGAGGCAGGCCGTACCTCACGATCAATAAATTCCCAGCGTACATCCGGCAAGTTGTAAACGACTCCAGACAAAACAGACCACGTATTCGGTTCCGTCCGGTTGATGACAACGCAGACCCGCAAACCGCAGAGGTGCTGAACGGCCTAATCCGTAATATCGAAGTATCTTCAAAAGCTGATATAGCTTACGATTCCGCTATTTTCCAGTCGGTATCTGGTGGTTTCGGTTACTTGCGTGTGAATATCGATTATGCGTACGATGATACGTTCGAACAAGATATCAAGATTGAGCGCATAGAGAATCAATTTTCAGTTTATCCTGATCCGAAAGCGAAAAGCGCGGACGGCAGCGATTGGAACTGTTGCTTTATCACCGATCGGATAACAAGAAAAGAGCTTCAGAAAAAGTACCCAGGTAAACAGTTTACAGATTTTGAAACTGAAGACGCTGTACACGAGTGGGAAAACGATGACGGCATTTGGATCGCGGAATACTGGAAACGCGAAGAAGTAGAACGCGAGATTTGCTTACTGAGCGACGGTTCTGTAGTAGATGAGGACGTGTACGAAGAGAATCTCGAACTGTACGAAACGCAAGGTGTCACGAAGTTAGAAACACGGACAACGAAGTCTTACAAAGTAACTCAGTACATTATTTCGGGCGCTGAGATTCTCGAAGAAAACGAGTGGGTCGGTAAGTACATTCCGATTGTCCCGGTTTATGGTGAAGAAATATGGTTGGAAGGGGAGCGCAGCTTCAAATCTCTTATTCGTGACTCGAAAGACCCGCAGCGCATGTTGAACTACTGGCGGTCAACGAGTACCGAGTTAGTGGGCGGAACTTCAAAAGCGCCGTATCTCGGCGAGGAAGGCTCGTTCATTGACCCCGAAAAATGGGCGACATCGAACGTAAATAATTACTCGTATCTCGAATATAAAAAAGGCGCACCACCGCCACAAAAACAGCAATTCGCGGGTGTGCCCGTTGGCGTAATACAGGAAGGCATTAACGCTTCTGACGATCTGCAAGCGACGATGGGCATGTTCGGTGCATCGATCGGGATGCAGGATAACGCGGTTTCAGGCCGTGCGATCAATGCCCGCAAACTCGAATCTGACACCGGCACTTTCCATTTTATCGATAATTTGAGCAGATCACTGGCGCACGTTGGCTGCATAATCCTTGATCTTATCCCGCACGTTTACCAGCCAGGGCGTATAATCCGTGTAATAGGCGAGGATATGCGCGAGACGCAAAACGTGCAATTGGCGCAAGAAGGGCAACAGCCGGATTACGCGAACATATTTGACTTAACACTGGGCCGTTATGACGTGACCGTCGACGTAGGCCCTGGCTATACGACAAGACGTCAGGAAGCGGCGGAACAGATGATCGAGTTCGCACGGGTAAACCCGCAAGCTGCCGGATTGATAAGCGACTTGATAGCGAAAAATCTAGACTGGCCCGGTGCACAGGAGATAAGCGATCGGTTCAAAGCCGTATTGCCGCCTCAAATAACCGGCGAAGATCCGCAGATCCAGCAATTGCAGCAAATGTTGCAGCAGACACAACAGCAAGCGCAGCAGGCTATGCAGCAATTGCAACAGCAGATAGAGCAACTGAAAGTAGACAAATCGCTAGACGCTGAAAAAGTTAAAATCGATGCGTATAACGCAGAAACTAACAGATTAAAAACAATGCAGGCAGGTTTGACCCCGGAACAAGTGCAAATGCTGGTTGTACAGACCGTACAACAGCTTATGCAATCCCCGGATATTCTACCGCCTGAGCAATTTTCGCCAGTAATGGCTAACCCCGGAGTTAATTAAAATGGAAGATCAAGCACTGGATAATCAAGTAGCAATCGCGGATGCGGATGTGAACGACTCCGAAGCTGTAGAAAATCAGGAAGTAGAAAGCGAGTTCGACTCGTACGATGAAGACGCTAACCTTGATGAACAAGACGCGGAACCAGAAGACGACGGAACGGAAGAACTGGAGTTTAACCAAAAGTCTTACAAGCTGCCAAAGGACATCGCGGAGGCTGTGCGATCCATGCGCAAGGATTACACAGAAAAAACCATGGCGGTGGCGGAACAACGTAAGGCATTTGAGGCTAAAATGCAGTTCGCAGAAGCATTTACGGCCGATATTGCAAAACTCGAAGCGGTTAATCAACGATTAGCAGAGTTTGAGCAAGTAGACTGGAATAGATTGAGTGACGAAGACCCTGTGTTATGGCAGAAATTGTTCAGCCAGCATAGGATCTTAGACTCACAGCGCAACCAACTTGCGCAGCAACTCGCGCAGAAAAAGCAGGAAATGACCCTCAATCAGCGGCAAGAAATTGCGAAAGCGGTGGAGGCAAGCGAAACTGTGTTAAGACGCGATATTAAAGATTGGTCGCCACAACTGGAGAGCAATTTACAGCAATTTGCGGTTGATAGATTCGGGTTTGACATTAGCGATGTGAAAAACGCCAAAGCCGATCCTAGACTGTATAAATTGATGCATCTTGCATACCTGGGCGATCAAATTATCAGAAAGCAAGCTGTTAAGCCGAAAGCAGCACCGGCTAGGCCAGTGACTACGTTACCCGCTAAGAATACGAAAGCGACGCGCGATCCTAGCCAGATGTCCGATGCAGAATTCGCAAAATGGCGAGCCAGTTTTAAGCAGAAACGCGGGGCCTAACGTCGGGAGACGCCGGCCTTAATCATTAACCTAACGCCGCGAGGCGCTGGAGATATACAAGATGAGCAATACATTCAAAGTGATAGATATGGTGACGAAGGAATCCCTTCGCATTATGCACGAAAAATTAGCCTTTATCGGCACCGTGGATCGCCAATACGACGATTCTTTCAAAAGTAGCGGCGCGAAAATAGGTTCGACCTTACGCGTTCGTGAACCTAACCAGTACAAGCGCCGTCAAGGTTCGCGCGTCATGGACGTGCAGGATCAAAACGAGCAAACCCAAACCATTACCGTTGCAACTCAGGACGGTGTAGATATGCGTTTCAATTCCGCCGAACTGATTCAATCGGTGAACAACGGCGCGGCCTTCGATGATCTTTCCAAAAACTACATCGAACCGGCGGTAAGCGTGTTGGTAAGCGGTATTGAAGCAGATTTCCTGGCCTATTGCACCAAATTAACGCCAGCGATTGCCGGTACAGCAGGATCAGCGATCAATAGCCTGACAGCATTGGGCGCGGCTCGTGCAAAACTGAATCAGCAATTAGCGCCGAAAGAAGAACGATTCGTGCAAATGGATTCTGTTCAAATGGGGACTCTGGTTTCTGGTGTAGCTACATATTTCCACGACCAAAAATCCATTAGCGAACAGTATCGCGAAGGTTTCGTGAAACGTACAGCAATGGCAACTTTTTATGAGAACGAACGTATCTGGACGCTGACCAATGGCGCGGACGTGGCTGGTGAGATCAACAATGGAACGTTGACCAGTGGTATCACATCGTTAACCGTAGACGGTTTCACCGCGGCTCCTTCTGTTGGTGCGGTATTCACCGTTGAGGGTATTTACGACGTACACCCTGAAACCAAAGCGGCTTATTCGCACCTCAAACAATTCGTGGTTACAGCAGCGACAACGACTAGCATCACGTTTTCACCGGCAATGATCTACGATACCACAAACCCACGACAAAACTGCTCGGGAACGCCTGTAGACGGTGCGGACATAACTTTTGTTGGTGCAGCATCCGCAAGTTATTTGCAATCGATTATGTACCACCCAGAAGCATTCCAATTTATCACGGCTGACTTACCCTTGATGGACGATGCGCAAAAATGCGTTCGCCGTGTCAAGGACAATCTGAGTGTGCGTGTTTGGATGGGTTCGGATATCCGCAACGACGAGTTGCTGTTAAGGCTGGATATGCTGTACGGTATGGCGGCGTTAAGACCGCAATGGGCATGTCGTCTGATCGGTACGGCTAACTAATCGATAATTACTA